GGAGAAGGAGAAGGTTCCAATGCCAGGTTGTGTTACAACAGCATTGATCCTTTGTGGATACAACCGATCTCTTTGTGCTTTAGTTGGATTATATGCAAGTTTAACTGCATTGTTAATGATACCACGTTGCTGTCCTGCTGGTGAGAACCAAGGATATGCAACAACGTTTGTCCGTACCATCAATCCTGCAATATCTGCATTAGTTGGAATCCAACGGAACTTGTTGTTAAACCTATCATAAGTGTACTTATATCCACTATCGAAGATTCCATAAGAGGAAGATGCGAGTGAACTGAAGTACTTAATTAAATTATCAGTCTGGGTTGTTGTATTTGTTACACCAACCAAGTTAGCTCTGTGTGGTCCAATAGTGGTAACACAGTCTTTTCTAGCACCAGCAAGAGAAATTAGATATCCTGCTTTTGCTTTAGAATCTGCTTCTGTATCGAATCCTGGACCCATAATGATGTAGTCGCAAGCAACTTCATCTTTATTTTCAAACTTACCATAAGATGTGATTAGATCACCTAATGTTGCCTTCATTCCACCAGCAGCAGAATAATCAACACCAGCAGTCAATGTATAAGTCTTGTTACCTATACCAGCAAAGGTTACTCCTTGTGCATCTTGGTTCCATGTACCATTTGCAGTTGTGATTGGAGTAAATGATGCAGACTTAGTACCAGTGTAAGCAGTAAATCCAGTTGCTCTTGGTGTAGTTGTCCAATATGTATCGGCAGCACTACCTGGATTACCACCAGCGTAAATATTGTCTGAGAAAAGTCCAAGATAATCTTCGTAGAAAATCTTCTCTGGAGAATTTACTGCAGAAATTGCATCTGATGCCTTAGAAAGACTTACGTGCTTCTCAAGGATATTACCTTGAATACCACTAACTGTTCCTAAATCATCAACAACTACAAGATGCATTGCGTCATTCTTACTCTTTCTATCAAGAGAATACTTGTTAGTAGAAGGTTTTGGAGCAATTTCTTTCCAGTAAACTGTTGAGTTAGTTAACCCTAGAGTTTGCTGATCATACCAATCAAGTATGGTATTAACTGTTTCTCCAGCACCAACATGAGAACCATTTGCAGTTCCAGTGGTATTAACACCAGCACTGTTTACAAAGTGAACTTTACCACTAACTGCAATTGCAGCAAAATCAGTTCCCTCTGCGTAAGTAATCTCTGTTTCAGTTGATACTCCAGAAGTAGTCTCATCTACACGAGAGACAATTTTAACATCAAAAGTACTTGCCGTACCACTTGTTGCTGAAGTAACACCAGTAACAATACCTTTTAAATAACCTGATGTTATAGTTGATAGTGTTCCAGCTGAACCAGCAGGAACTGTTACATCTGATAAAGCAACAGTAAGACCAACACCAATTACACAACCAACTTGTGCTAAAGATGTTGTAGCAATACCAACTGTTTGGTCTGCAATATCGTCAACAAAACAAACCTTTAAGTTGTTTGCCCATGTACCTGGGGTCTTAGCAGCATAAAGGAAATTAGTTGCGTCTGTGTGATCGTTAAGGTAATCGTCGTAATTGTCGATTCTAGCACTGCCAGTCATTGTGGCAGCAGCTTCATCAGTACCAGCGTTTGCGTTTGCCAGAGTTGGACCTGCTGACCTACAAACTTTTAAAACTCCCCCGTATGAAAGGAATGAGGAAGCTGACATCCAATATTCAAATTGTGAGTCAGTTGATATTGGCTTACCGAAAGTAGCAATTAATTCTTGCTCAGTGGTAATATCTACAGGATCATCAATAGGACCTATAGAAAATGGACCTGCAATCACGCCAATATTATCTAATACATTATCAGCTCTTCCTACTGTTAAGTCAACCTCCCTGACTAATACACCAGGAGATAATTGAGGAGTTGCCATGCTTTTTGTCTCCGAATTTCTCAGTTTATCGTGAAATTATTTATTAAAAAGTGTATTTACAGAGGGTCAAAAATGCATGAGCAATAAATGAACATACTTATTTGATGCCATTTGGTAAATGTATTCTCTCTAAAGATTCTAATGCATTTACTGAAAAATAATTTTGAGCATCAGATTGTTGAACAATTGTCAGTCTTTTTAAAAGATCTAAATCGTCGGATACCACACAATCTATACCATCATATCCCTTTTCAATCGCAACTCTCATTCTTAAACCACCATTCCAGAGTTTATTTTTATGAAGTAGTAAAGGATTACCCAATTCTTCTTGCTCTAATAGTTCATAATGTCTTAGAAATTTTGCATGATCTGGTAAATTTCTAACAGGTATTTCACCCCAGAACATATCATCAAATAGAATTTCCTTCAATTCTAATCCATAATTATTTTTTGCTTTCCAAATTTTCATAACATTAAATTAACTTTCTTAAGGTCACTGGGAATATCTACAGATATAGTATTGGAATTTAAATCACAACCCAATATATCAAATCCATTTTCTATCCATCTAAGAAGTTCGACTTTTTCTCTTTTTTCCAATTCACCTTGTGGTAAAGATGCAAATTTTTTTAAATTAGATTTAGACATTGCATAAACTCCTACTTGTTTATAGTTAGATATTGGATGTCTGGAAAAATAATGTACCTTATGCCCAATTAATACACATTTAACATCATTTATATCAGAAGGATCTTCTATTGGTTCTACTCCTGTAATAATCTTATCATCAAAATGATTTAATATAGGCATCATTGTTATTATCTTATTTAATAACTTAGAAGTTAGAAGAGGTTCATCACCTTGCAGATTTATAACAAATTTAGAATCAATTTCATTCATTGCTATATTCACCCTATCTGTACCAGTTGCACACTCAGGAGTCAATATACTTTTAATATTATAAGAATCGCATGTAGTTTGGATATCTCTTGAGTCAGTACATACATAAACATCTAATCCAGTTTCTTCAGCATTCTTAGCACAATAAACTACCATTGGAATACCTGCTACTAATTCTAATGGTTTACCAAAAAATCTGGTACTTGCCATTCTAGCAGGTATCATTATGGTCGTTGACATAATTTATCTATAGTTCCACATATAGTCCATTCCACCACCTTTATCTCCATATTCATCAGTAAACCATCTATCACCATCAGCATCAACAAAACTAGTATCATCTAATCCATCAGACATAAACCCAAATGGTGCCATATCTTGTTCTATTTGATTCTTTTGTTCTTCGTATAATCTTTTTCTTACATCCTGATCTGTTAATTCTTTAAAGTAATCCTGTGCTACTAACCACGCATATATGACTAAACACATAGCAAGGTCATCATTACATCCTTCTTCTGCCTCAAATGAATTACTTTTCTGAATGAATGTTGTAAGTTCACTCATTATCTCATAATCATTAAATATAAGTTTATCCGATTCTATAAGTGTCTTAAGATTTAATGCACCAACCTTCTTCACAGTCTTGGACATCTTAACTCCAAGTTGAGTTTTCTTTCCTGAAAAACCTTGTCCTACAATTTGACCTGCTCTTCCTCTCATAGAACACATTAATACATTTTCATACTCTAAATCATAATTTAAAATAGATGCTACCTGATCTCCAACATCATTTACTTCGCATAAAATAAAAGCATTGTTATATTTTGTTGCTACCTGATGAATAACATTAGGGAATAACATTGGTTTTATTTCATTATTCCTATACTTCGCAACAACCCTATGAGGGAAACTTGTAATATCAGTCAATACAAAAGCAGAATAATCTTTTACTACTCCTCTAGCAACGTCAACTGTCATTACATAATCATGTTTTTCTTGTGGGTCTTCATAAACATCTAGACCAGCACTTCGAGTCTTTGGATTCTCGTATACAAGAGTTCTAAGTTTAGATGGTGCAATTAAAGTATCAACAGATCCTAAGAACTCACACTCAAACTCAACCTTAAATTGTTGATCAGATGTGTTTGCTATTGTTTGCGCTTTCCATTTATCATCTCTACCTGGTACTTCCGACCAATGAACATCAGTATGTACATATTCATTCTTACCTCTTTCCGCATCATGCCACATGCGGTAGAAGTGATTC